AAATACACATAACCAGTAGTTGCGCGCGACTCGAAGTATTCTTTGCCATCTGGAGCTTTGCGACGCTTAAACATTCCATTTGAGTAGAATGTAATAGAGTCCCAATCCAAGTAGTAAATGACGTCGTCATCACACTCTTGGATTCCAGTAAGAGTCAAAGATTGACCGCCAACTGAACCGACCTCGATAGTGTCCCAACCGTAGACATTTGTCTTGCGACTGTTTGGCACCACGTTGTACGGGCCTTTTTGAACTTCAAGAAGCTTCAAGATCGCTCCGAAGTTTCTAAAGCTCATAACCACGTCTGGCGCTTTGCCACCTTTTGCAAGGCGCATACGCTTAACGTAACCCTCGAAGACTTTGTCTAAGATGTTAGCGTTAGTGACGCCGCTTCCGTCCACCTGAACAGACTGCAAGAACGGAAAAGCCGTTTTTACTTGTCCGAAAAGGTTAGCCGAGCCGCCGTTTGCAAGCGACAAAAGTTGCGATTTAAGCCCTGTCATGCCAGCCGTTTGAGCGCCTGGGTGATAGAACTTCGCGTTGGCTGATTGCGTAAATGCTGACACGTTGGCCGCTGCGCCGCCACGAGTGGCAGAAAGCGTAACTGTTTCATCATACACGTTTACGTTAATCACATAATAAGTCGCTGCCGCTGAATCATCATCGTCAAGACTTACTTTTTGATCAATCGTGAATCGGTCAACGCGATCAACTGCCAAGATACCGTTTGCGGCATCCGTTGGAGCTGCGTCCGTTGTTACCTTCGAAAAGTGCGGACCGCCCAACAAGTGAACAGATACGACCATTTTGAAGTACATCAGCATCGCATCGATTTGATTCGGCAAAATTCTCAAGAATGTAGATTCTGGAATTTTACCATCGTGTTCGATTAAATCACGATGTTGGAAGATAAGCGTCGACCAAACTTCCGGTTGAGTTGAAACGCTGCCGCGTACATATTTGTACTTCGACACGTCCGACGAATCGGCAAGCGATCCGAACTCAATTGAAGAAGCATATTGGCTTTCGAAAGGCACGATAAGTTCGCCACCCTTCCAGCTCTCATCCTTGTCACATTTTTGCATCAAATAATCCCGTTTGATAAATTCTTCTCGAAGAAGATCAAGCGGGAGATATTGATTAAGCATTGACTGAAAATCTCTATTAGTTGCCATTTAAAATCCCCCTTATGGCAAAAAGTTTAAATACCTTGAGCAGACTTTTCTTTATAAAGCTGCTTTAAATCATCTAGGCTCCTGGGCATTTTCTGAACAGGCGATGAGCCCCGTCCTGAAACGGCTGGAATAACTGGCTTGCCTTGCACTTGCTGTACGGGCGCCATTCCTTGCGCAGCTGGTGGCGTGACGACTTGTTGAGCTTGCGACTCAACGAATTTACCAAACTGTTGAACGGCCAATTGCACGGCCTCTTCAGCAGATAAATCCCTCGTCTGTCCCGATCCAAACCAGACATTTTGCGCTTCCTTAACCACAAGGTTGCGGAATGCTCCAATTTGTCCAACTTTCTGATCCCACGCGGCTGCAATTCCAGCCACGTCTTGACGTGCTAAGACCATATCAAGTTGCATATTCCTCGACTGAGTTTTTTGCTCCTGATAAAGACCTTGCATTTCATTATTGTGCTCTTCGAGCTCATGTAAGCGCCTTCTCTCTTGTGATTGCATTTCAAGAGAGCGCCGCTGATCAGGCGGCAAGGCTTCTGTATCAAGCTCATTCTTAACCCAATTAAAAATTTCTTCCTTAGGAATTCTAAGGCTAGCAAAAAAATTGCTATAGTCCTTACTATTCCTAAAATTCATCACACGCTTAACGTCTTTATCAAGCGACTGATGCTCAGATAATAAGTTCTGAAATTCACCCGCCATGCCTTCGTGACGAGTTTTATAATCGTCAAAAGCATAAGTTTTGGTGAGAAGTTGTTTTACTTTATCTTCCATTTCAGAGTCTTTAATGAGTGGCTTTAGCCATTCATCGACTTCATATTCTTTATTAAAAGCTTTAAATTTAAAATTAGGATTGTAGGCCGCTGCCGCCTCCGCAATTGCCTCCGCTGGCGTTGTAACTGCCGGAACAACTGGTGCAGTTGGTGCGGCTGTCGCTGTTTTTTTGCCGCCGGCGCCTTTCGCCTTACCTTTTTCAATAATAGTATCTGAAAAACTTTTTGTCTCTTCTGGTGCCGCCGGCGTATTTTCAGTTACATTCGGCGCAGCTGTTTCAGGAGCACTTGCGGTGCTTTCTGCCGTAGCTGATACGGGGTCTGATGAATTGCTTGTCATCATTGCATTATCTCCCCTGGTAAATTCATTTGTCCGTTAGGCCCTCCGGGCACCTGTGGATTAATTTGACCGACAAGCTTCCTTGCGATGTCGGCTTGAACACCTTGTTCTTGTCTCATTAAAATTTCTTGAGCAGAGCCTTGCTCGGCTAGTTTTTTAATTAACCAGTCAAGAGCTTCCGATGGAACCGTTGCTCGCGTAGTGCGGCCAGTGTTCGAAGGGTCTGGAACGTAAAAATCGCATTTAGTGAGCATGCCGCCACTTGGAATAAATTCACTTTGTCCGGCTTTAATTGCAGCCAATCTTTCGGCAGCAATATTTTCGCACTGATCAACAATGTCTTGGTACTGCATTTGAATTTGTGGGCTTAAAAGCTGAAAATCAGCCTCTTTCATTCGACTAGACAGTTGCTTTCCAATGAACTCAACATCGTCGTATCTTTGAAGCTGGACAGCGTCGCCACGCTCAAGAGCTAAAATTATGTTATCAGCTGAATCTTCATTAATTGTTAGATTTTTAAAAGCCGCCTCTCCATTCATAAAAGGCATATTCTTCATAATCCGACCAACGTCGGTTTTTTCAAGATTAGGCCCCACATATTGAAGCAGGTGATTAAAAACTAAATGCTTCCCCATCATTGTTTCAATGTCGTCAGACATTGGCTCAATTTTAATTTGGAAATTAAGCGGGTCGATTGATTTAAACTCTGGAATGTTTACGTACTCACTTCTTCCGATCATTGGGATTAAAGTGTTTTCGTCAAAGTATTGCTTTGCAAGCTCTAAATATGTTTTACAAACGCGGCATAAGAAGTCCTCAAACTTATCTGTGTAAATCTTAAATTTTTTGCGGTTTTTGATCGACGTATAAAGCCTTGCGTATGGGTCTTGGACCGAGTCTTTTTCCTCGTAGTCCTCAACCATATTGGCAACTTGATAAATTTCTTTTATTTGCGAATCCACGTAAGGCATGTACTGCTCGCCAGTGCGTCCAGCCATAACCGTGGGGGCTGAACCATTGACATACATTGTGCGAATTCCAGGCAAGTGCGGGCCAGAAGTAACTTTCGAGCCATTTTGCAAAATGACCTTATCATCGCCCAACGTCACCTGATGCTCGGCCATTTTAGAGCCAGCGCGATTGATTTCGACCTGGTATGGACGAAGCTGCTTAATTATTGAGCGGTGACGCGGAGTCGTCGAAACCTCGTCGAAACCTTCATAAATAATCGGGAAAATTCCAAAAGGAAGTTCGCCTTCAAATAAAATCCCTTTGCCAGTTGCAATGTAGAAATATCCGCTTGGATATTGAAGGCACGGGCGAAAGTAAAACTCTTTAACCATCGCCTGATTTTTAGACTCAACGTATCTGCTTTTGTTATTGTCAAAAACATAATATGTCTCGTCCATCGACTCGACTACAAGCTTTTCCTTATCCTCGTCGCCTTGGACCATTTTTTTTAGGTCATCAACAGCGACCATTTTTCGATTTATAAAGTAAGGAGACTCATCCATTGTCTTTGCTTCGGGTGCCCTGAGAAGATTAAACCCGTGAATTCTTTCAAACATTAAATCGCCAGTGAAAGACGCCCTGTCTGACGCCTGCGGCTGGCCATTTTCGTCAAACACTGGCTGGCCCATTTCGTCTAATTCCTGCTCGTAGCCAACAAATCTGCCGGCAGCGGGGTCAAAAAATACTTTAAGAATAACCTCGCCAATTTCACAGTAATCTTTCGCCCATTTTTGAATTTGAATATTTAAACGATGATTTACTTTTGCAAATTGCCAAACGGATTTATTAAGCTCTGCGGCTTTTTGATCTTGGCGCTCTTTTGGGTTATTCGGCACAGGCACGACGCCCGGCGCTTGAGAGACAATGTTATTTACATATCCACGGATAATTTTGTGAATATGGTTTTTTGTGAGACGTAATTTTTGCTCATTTGACAATTCTTTCGAGTCGCGAATCCTATTCCACCATTTACTTCTACTTCGTGAATA